ACTCTTGGGCAGAGATAGGCAAGCTATCGCTTTCGTAGAATCCATTCGCTATGGGCAGGACTACTTTAGGCATCTAAGATACTCCGAACAAGCAGTCCGTAACGGTTATATTGTTTGTGGTAGTAGCATTGGAAACAAAAACTTCAAGATAATCAGAGGTAGCCACGGAGACGTTATAAAACACTCCCACGTTTGCCGTATTGGATGCGGTCACTAATCTGGATATTTTAGCGGCAGAAATAACAGTGCCATTTTTTGCCAAATGAACAGTTAGATCCTGATTTGTCCCAACCACATCCAAAGTCACAGAAGCCGTCAAATGAACTGTAGTGGTCGTTGAACCTGTATAGGTCAACTTGCCTGTCGTATCCACTGTGAAACTAGCAACAGATCCCGCTACAAATGTACCTGCTACTTTTACAGGAGTGCTTGTTGTAGAAATCGTTGTGGCAGTTGAGTTGCCGTGCATAGATACTTGAGCGTTTATCTCATCAGCAATAGACGTTATCTGAATGCCGTTAGTATTAACCGCCGCCACACTAATACCGCTGCCTGCAACAATGCTTGCAATCGTGGGAGATGCTGCTGTTGTGTTGAGTAGGACAGGAAGACCATCAGCGTTAGCCGTAAAGTTGTGGCTTACTTTCACGCCGTTAGTAGGAGTGATTGAGGTAATAATGCCAGAACCGTTCTCTATGTTTCGGATCTTATTAACAGTGCCATCTATCTCAAGAACCGGAGAACCTGACACATCGCCTGTAGTGACGATTGACCCAGTAACACCTAGACCAGCAACCAAGCTCTGATAACTGATTCTGTAGTTGGTGTTGTTGACAAAGTAATCCATAAAGGAATTTGCCAGAACCGTGTCCTGAGCTACAAAGTCAGACTTTTTGCGTCCATCCGCTCGTTTAACCATTGGTGTTGGTCTCCAAGGCTATAGCGCCAGTTGTCTCTGCAAGGATTGCTGCTTCTTGATCTGGATAGAAATGACCATTCATGCCGAAGTCATTGTCTTCGTTGCCAGAGCCGATAGGAAGCGTACAAGGATATCTGCTTTTGCCCATGCTTTGACCAAGCATACGCATTGTGTTGAACCCATCACGAGCTGCTTTCTGCAAGCCGCCAGAGATGACTCCGTTGTAGTCTGGTGCGACTTCAATCGCCATGTTAGCGATAAGTCCGCGCAGTGCGCCTGTTGGGATAGTTACTTCATCACCAAGATCAGTCACAACTGTATAACCAAGCTGAACGCCTTGGGCATCTAGCTCAGCCATGTAATTATTCATTGAGAATATGAAGTCTTGGTACTCGTCAGGTTCTAGCGGAGCTTCACTAGCCTGTACCAGTATCCTCTGTAGTGAGGACTTTGCGACCTGAGCGACAGTAGCCATTATTCGTATGTACTCTTATTTTTTGAAGATTTTTTTGGAAGTTCTGCTTTATGGAAGACTCTAACACTTGCATTAGTATGAGTTGATCCGGTGTAAACCGTACCATCACCCATTACATGAGTTTTTCCATTGTAAGGCTTACCAGAAGATTTGAAGTGTTGTACGCCTTTAGCCATAACAAAACCTCTACTCGTAAGTTGCTTTAGCAGTCTTAGCCGAATTCTTAAACGCCGCAGAGGTAGGAGCGCCTTTAGATCCTACCTTACGCATTCTTTCAGGAGTCTTGCCAGAGGCTTTTTGAGACTTTATTCGCTTGCGCTTTTTGTGGATGTTAGCGTATAGACCTTCACTCATAAGTAGCACCTTTGATTAAAGTAAAAAAAAGCTGGGAGCCGAAGCTCCCAGAATCTCTCTACAAGGTTACTTACCGTAGCCTTGACCCGCAAACAGCGGATTAAAGCAGGCGTATGCAGGCAGAAGGTCAAAACGAATCTTCTGTTGGTTAGCATCACCGTCTGCGTACTTAGATACTCGGATAGACATACCATCGCTAGTAGTAGCGATTGTGTCTGTTGAGTAGAGCTTAGGTAGCTTAACAGTACCCATACCGAAGGCTTGCTTGGTATAGAACATATTAGGTTGGTACAGAGTAGCAGCAGCACCAAGGATAGTCACAACCGCGCCAGAAGCAGGAGCAGCAGTTACGTTGTTGTACTGACCATTAGCCTCGTAGATAGCAGCGCCCGAAACAGTAATTGTAGCAGCGTTAGCGGCAATCGTTACGTCAGCGAGTACAGTGCCTGTCCAAGGAATTTGTGCGCCAGCGCTGTCAAGGATAGCTTCACGAGTAGCTACGTTGAGGCGATTAACGCCTGCAATAGTTACCTGATCACCAGCTTTGATAGTACCAGTTCCCAAACCAGCAAGAACGAGAGTCTGCTGCATAGTGTCCTTAGCTGCGAGGTAAGTCGCATTAGGCGCACCATTCAAAGTGCCTGCACGGTCAGTAGTATCACCTGAAGTGTAGCTGCTTAGAGCGTTAGAAGTCAGAGCCATCATGCCACCAAAGTTCTGGCTGATTTGCGCTTTTTCCCATGCTGTACGGACAAGGCCGTCAGCCGCATTCAAACCGTTCTGAGCTGAAGACAGCGCAGTAGTCGTGAATGGGTTCATGAGGTAATACTTCTCATCTGCCATTGGGACACCAACAGAGTCCATCAACGCACCAGCACCAGCTACGTCTGACCAAGCATCAACAACAGTACCACGGTCACCGTAGTTCAATGAGGCGTTCTTACGCATGAACGCGCCGAGGTCTAACTCAAGATCAGTTACAATGCGGCGAGCCATAGGCTCAAGGATTTGATCTAGTTGGTCTAGCTCAAGAGCCTCTTCCACATTGCCCCATTCTGTAGCGGCTGTGAAGTAGTCTTGTACAGTACCAGTTGCTTTACCAGCAATGATGTCTGACTTATCAGAACCGCTGATGTCACCACCAGAAGTACGGATTGAGTTGTAATCGTGCGGACGCTTAAAGTCTACAGTTGTACCACTGGAAGGATTGAACTTGCCTGACAACAACTGAGTGTTGACAGTCTTTGTTACTACACGAGACGCTTCAAAAGCATCCAAGAAAACCCGCGCAACTTTGCGGGTGACGTTAGCTTGTAAATTATTAGCCATGATTGATTCACCTTATTCATTCAAAAGTAGCTCCTTTCGGGCCACCAGCCTTGGGACTTCTCCCAGCGCCTCTCGGCGTGTCTAGTGGATCAGGAGCGGCATTAACACTAGGTCTAAGTTTTCGAGCTTTTGGCATAACGATCTGATCTAAGTACAGCAGCGCCTGATTTGGCGGCATATTAGCTAATTTATCCAGCTCCATTAGATTGTCGCCAAGGTACAGCGTTCCAAGACTTCCATCATCCAAATCAATCAGATGATTAGCCAGCATTGAGTTAATCCCAAACTGACCTATCTTGTTTGCTGCGCTTTGGAGATTCTCACTTTGAACGCCGAGTTTCTTAGCTTTCTCTGCGTAACTAGCAATCTTCTCATTCTGCGCACTAATTGCCTGCGTCTGCTGCTGTCTCTGCAAATCAATCTGCTGGCTTTGCATAGCCTGCTGACGCGCATCATACTCAGCTCGCTTGGCAATCGCCTGATCGCGCTGTCGTAGCTGCTCCTGTATCTCTCTATCCGAGAGACTATAGAAGTCAGGCACGTTCGGCACTTCTGGCGGCTGTTCTTTAGGAATCTTAGCCTCAAGGTCTGCAAGGCGTTGACGGTAATCCTCGGCCTGACGCTCTGCTTCTCGCGCCTTCCAAGTCTTCTCGCTTATAGCCTTATCAAATACCTTCTGCTGTTCTTCGTTAAAAACAGGTCTAGTAGATTTCTCCTGACCTTCGTCAGTATCCGCTGATGAATCGGAATCAGTTTCCTGATCTACATCCTCTATGTCTTCAAACTCAATATCTAGAGTCTCATCGACCATATCGTCTGGTTGCATCTTATACCTATTGTAATGCCGTCAAATAAACGGTGACGTTCCGTGCCTCCATGAAAGCGTGGAGTGCGCTAGTGGTCAAATATACCACAATTTGGTAAAAAGCAATACTTTTATGCGATTCCTCTCAATGCTGACATTTGGCGCTCTGATTGCCTGCTTGATA